ATGTTTCGTTTATTTTCTCTATCTTTATGTCAGCCATCAAATAAGTCCGTTTGTAATTTTATTCCATTCTAAGCAATTTTTTATCTCAAATGATCTAGAGTTAATGGATTTCAGTATTTGTTCTAAAGTATAGATCACAGTACTGAAGTATTCAATTTTATCTTGAAGTTCAATTAGATCTTTGTCACATTGTAAAAGCTCATCCATCTCATTCTTCAGTGGTTTAGTTCCTTGATATTGGGACCAACCAGTCTCTTCTAGTTCAAGTCTTGTCATCTCCCCTCTATAGTACTTATATTTAAGTCTACGAAGATTCAAAATTTCAGACTGCGCTTTTCTGTGTAGAAGTTTTACTTTTGAAATGTATTGGAGATATTTTGAATGGAGCGAGGGTACTTTAATTGACTCTCGCCCCAATTGTGACTCATCTATCTTAGAATCTTCAATCCATTGGTCTTGGATATCAGATAATTGCATAGTTTAATCTGGTAGATCTAGTGTTACCGCTTTTGCTGGAGGCTGTTCAAAAGCATCATTCGGGATTTGAATAATTGCTTGTGGATTTCCTTGGAAGCAGAAATGTCCAAAATGATTTAGCGAGATTGAATAGTCTAGCCAAATATCTCCACCCATTGCTTGCCAGCGACGGCAGAACGTGTAATCTTCTGAAAGATATCGACGGTCAACCGGATCAATCATGGTATCAAACAATGCATAGAAATGATCATTCAAACTTGCATTATTGATCTGCACATCATTGTTATACTTTAGTTCTGGATAATGGGCGAGCATCCTCAGAATTGCCTCGCGCTTAATCATCATGAATCCAGTACCAGCATCAAGCAAAGGAATCAAACCATTCTGAATAGAAATGCTCTTGGAATTCTTATCAACAAACTTAAAGTTAATTGCATAGTCAGATCCAAATGCAGCAAGTTCACGATCTGATTGTTGTTTTCCAATATTAGACGGATCTAGAATATTGTCTTTAATCCGACTCCACGCAACACCTTTCTTTGGATATGCGCCCACAACAACATCTTTGTCATGTGCATATAGTTTCAGAACATCTTCAAAGTTAAACTCAATGTCTGCATCAATGAACATTAGATGGGTATAATCTGAACTGAGAAAGTATGCTAACAGCACATTACGCGCTCTAGTAACAAGAGACTCATTAGCAATAGTTCCAAATGCCAAAGGAATTTGATGCTGATTAAAGAAGGTCATCATTTTAATTGTTGACCTAAAGTAAGGTTCTAGCAGTTGCCCACCATAACAGGGTGTTGCAATGAAGAACTTATTTTTTCTCATCTCTTCAAGATTAATCGTCATTTGTCTGCTATTCTGTGTCATACTATATTCCTATAAAATTATAAAGCCAAAATTTCAAATGTCCTATATTTGAATCCAGCAACCCCAACAAAATAATCGACGGTACTAGAAGTAACATCGAAATCCAATGCTTCCACTGATACTGGAAACAAATCTTTAAAAACAATCTGTGTCTTAGGTATATTATTGCTTTCCAAAATTGTCAATACACCGTCTGAATATGCTACTGCATCTGTATCACCTCTTGCGTTTTTATAAAAAGGAAATCTGTTCAATCGCGTACCTGTAAAGTTTGGATACTCATCATAACTGTTTGGGAATCCCAATGCAATAAGCCATTCAAATAATTCAATATAATTTGACATATCTTCAGAAATCAAAAACCTAATTGCAAAGTCAGAATAAACTAATTTATCACCAATTCTTGGAATGTCCACGAATGGAGTTGGTTGAACTGCAAAACCTAATTGAACTGATGGTAAATTTGCTGATTGACAAGTATACGCGACCTTTGGTAAATCTTTAATAGTAAATTTAAAAGCGTTCGGACGTAAATAATTATATATGGCAGGTGGTTGCCCCAATTCTTGTGCTAAAGTATCAAGATTAGTAGTATACATTTATTTCTCCTTTATTTACTATTATATAGGAGTTGGAATTAAAAGTCAATAAAAAAAGCCGGGAAATCCCGGCTTTTCTTTCCAATTGGATTGGATTACATAAGGTTTAGAACCCTAGTACGTCTGTAGTACTGATTGCGGTTTGCTGTAAAGGTATCAGCATCGGCAGCGGCAGAACCAGCAGAAGTGGTAACGTATGGGTTAGCGATCATGCCATAACGGGTCTTGAAACCAATCTTTGGCTGGAAGCTAGAAGGATCAACTGCACGAACCATCTGGAGAGGAACGTATGGGCAGTAGAAAATACCAGCATCGTAAGGTGAAGTACCCTTGTAGCCAACAACATAGAACTGGTTAGCAGCACCGAGGTTAGCAGAATAAGGATCAACATAAACACGATAACGACCGTTTAGAACACCAGCGAAAGTGTTACCAGTATCGTCAACATTTAGGTTGGTCTGTAGAGCAGGTGCATAATCGAGAACACCAGCCATTGAAAGAGCAGAAGCAACGTCTGCTGAACAGACGATGAAGTTGCCCTTACCGCGACGGGTATCTTGACCAATGTGGTTAGCATCACGCTCAATGTTAAACAATAGACCTTTGAAACGCTCAACTGACCAACGACCATTTGAGTCAACGTCAAGGTTGAATGTACCAGCAGTAGCAGTAGCAGGTGATCCGGGCTTTGCTACACCATAGATTGTACGAACAACTTCACGGTTGATTTCAAACATGATCTCTTGTGAGAGGATGTTTGAAAGTTCTGCTTCTGCATCTAGACCATGAACTGCTTTAAGGTCTTGAGCAAGTTCAAGGGTGTACTCGGCTTTTAGAGCGCGTGTCTTTGCAGTAACAGTTGTCTTGTCAATTGCAAAACCCATTGAACCGAAAGCGTTTGATGAAGAATCACCAAGAGCTTCGCCCTGTGCAGTGGTCATACCAGTACCAGTGGTGTAAGTACCAAATGGATCTGAACCAGCATGAGCACCAGACTTTGCTGTGCCGATATAGTTAGCATCAAAACCAGATGATGAGAACTGAGTATTGGCTTCGTTGAAGAGAGCTTCTGTTAGGCCAGCATCTGTACGGACGTTACCATAAGTGGAACGCATTGCAAAGATTAGACCAGTAGGACCAGTCATTGGCTGAACACCGCAAATGTCATAAGCCATTAGATTAGGCATTGAACGACGAACTAGACCAATAAGAATTGGATCGTACCTGTCAATACCACTAGTCTCAAATGAGTTGTTAGCTGGTGCTAGTTCTGAGAGCATGTTGCGCTCTTCACGCAAAGCACGTTCTTGATTCTCTAGTAGAACAGCAGTTACGGTTCTTTTGTATGAGTCTTTAATCTCAGGTAAATCTGGGTGGTTTAGAACCTGACCCCATTTTTGCTGACTTGCTTCTGATAGGTACATTACCTTTCTCCTTTTTGGAAATGTCTTTTATTATTTATAAATTAACGATTTTTGATTGTTCTTGCGAGTGCTTGAACATACTTGTTCATGGTTTGATCACCATTGAATGATGCCTCTCCACTTTCTTCAATTAGAAGACTATCGGGTGATTGTTTAGGTGCTTTTGGAAAATAGTTTTCCTTAATTACCCGCACTTTCTCACGATAAACTTCCTCTGAATCAAACTCAACTCCTTCCACTAGTTTCATTAGCTTTTCGGCATCAGTTCTAGCTAGAGTTTTCGTTTCTTGCTCAAGCACTTGCTGCGCTTTTAGTGCAGACAACTCTTGTGTTAGCTCAATATTTTCACTAATACTGGAATTTAATTTTTCTTCTAACGCACCAGTCTTAGCACTAAGTTCCTCAATCACATCGTATTTCTCTTCGGGGACTTCAATAAAATGCTCTTTAAATAGAGTCTTTAGACCACCAATGAAGTCTTCTGCGATTTCTGTTCTTAAACCGGAATCAATAGCGATTTGGTTTTCGTTCATCCATTGCTCAACAATGTAAGCAATATATCCATCTACTTTTTCAACCATAGTCTCTTTGAATTCTTCAACTTGCGCTTCAAAACTTTCTTCAAGAGACTTAGTAACTGTTTCCATTTCATGATTGACGCGAGCAATAACTGCTGCTTCAAAAATTGAAGTGGCTTTTGACTTGAACTCTTCTGACAAACTCTCGCCAAAAATTAGATCAAGTTGGTCTTTGATAGCTGGACCTTCTTCTACAGACTCGGCAGTTGCTTGAGTAGTTACACTCTTGGCATCGCCTTTACCTGTGGCTGGAAGAGTTGCATCTTTTTTCATCATTGCAGAATTCTTTGAACCAGCTTCGTATTCGTCCATCTCGTCATATTCTGCATCTTGTGAACCACCCATCTTTGGCATGGATGCATCACCAGCAACAGAAACTTGAGCGGCTTTTGAAGTGTCCTTCTTAACTGGAACAGGAGGTGGCATACCAGATGCAGCCTGTGGTCCATTTGCGTCTTGTTCTGTCAGTTGTTGCTTCTTGCCAAGCAACTCCTTAATCTTATTTTCGACTGACATTTAGTTCTCCTAATTATTAGTTAGTAATATTTATATTATTTAAGATTTCTAAAAAATGAATTCATAGCCTCAAGCAAATCTTCATCACGTTTAGATTTATTATATTTTGTTTCTCTTACGATTTGATCAATGCTATTTTTTGTTTCAACCCAACCTCTCCCGTCAACAAATGCCCATTCAGCAGATTCCATAATCCCACTTACCCAACAATCAGGACCGCTTGGATCAGAAACAATATCAATTGTTGCCAAATGATAATCATCTTGTACTTCGTTCACACCATTAACCATTTTTAAAGAACCAAGACCTCTTGATGAAACACCAAGTTTGACCCCTTCATCTAGGAAATTTTTTGCAATCAACCCCATTGGGGTTTCTAGAATTTTGGCTTTACCAACAACATCGTTACCATTGAAACGTAAATCTGTAATTAGGTGCGAGACATTATTCAAATTAACAGTTGGATTTGGTGGATGCCCCAACTCACCTAATGCTCTTTTTTCTTTAATCAAATCTTGATAGCGACCAACTTCTCTTTCCATAATTGGTCTACGATAGATTCTACCATTTTTATTCTGCTTTTCTGCTTGAAGAAAAGTACCTTCGATATAAACATTCTTTTTGCCATCTTCTCTGGCTTCAG